GGGTTAAACCCATTACTATACGGGATCTGATAAGGACGGCTCTTCGAATGCGTCCCGAGCCCCACCATTATGAAATAGTGAGGTTTACAGCGTAATAAAAAGCCGCTCCCCGTCCCAAGTACACTCCTGGATCACAGCGCGAGCAATCGCGTTTTTTTCTTTGTCGTCGAAGCCCTCCAGGCCATGAATCAGCTTCGCAATTTCCACCGCGGTCGCCTTGGCATCCTTCGCACTGGCAGCAGCCCGGTGGCTTTCCATCTCTGCCAGTGAGGCTTCACGCTTCAGAGCACCCAGCTCAACGTCCAGGCGTTCCATTTCCGCGATGATATACTTTGACGCGGAGGATTCCTCGGCCAGAGCTAACGATGCAGCCAGGCGGCCGATCTTACGCTCACAGGCAGACACGCGAGCCTGCGCAGCCTTCAGATCAGGAACATCGGCCGGAGCTTCCGCTTTGACGAATTTCTGAATCATGGCCGGATCCGCAGCAATGCCACGGAACAGCTCCAGAACTTCATCGTCCAGCAGATCGCACTTGATCTGCCCCATGTCGCAGGCATCTACACCCTGCCTCATTCGCTTCCTGCAGTAGTACCAGGAAGAACAGGTACCGTCGACCTTTTTCTTTCTGGAGACCTGCATCAGGTTTCCGCACTTGCACCGGAGCACGCCCTTCAGGAGAGGCACCGGCCACTTTGCATCCTTGATGCATTTGTTCTGGCCAAAGCGCGCCTGGACAGCGAGCCACTTCTCTGCAGGCATGAACGGTTTGTGCATCCCCAGGCACACGGTCCACTTTTCCGGCGGCTGCGCCTGGTGCTTTTTATTCTTTTCAGTAGACCGGCCATAGATGATCACACCGACGGATCCGTCCCACATTTCACGCGGGGAACCAGGATCCATGATGCAGCCCTTCGAGGCGTAGAAGTCGTACACCTCCGGAGTCGCCTCGACGCAATATGGCATGGTCAGGATTTTATGCAGCTGAGTCGTGGAAAAGAACTTCCCGGACTCCGTCCGGATGCCCTGATTCTTGAACCGCGTCTCCATCCCCTGCAGGCTGCAGTTCATGGCCAGGAAGGTATCGAAGATCCGCGTCACATAGCGCACGCCATCCGGATCCGGCTCAATGGAGCAGTGCTTCTTCCCATCCACAACGATGTGCTTCCTGACGTAGCCGCGCGGAGGATTGCCACCAGTCCAGTATCCTTTTTTAGCGAGCCCCAGCATATTATCGGTAACGCGGGCGGCGATGGTTTCGCGCTCCATTTGAGCGAAGACCACAGTGACATACATCATGGCGCGTCCGATCGGCGTCGTGGTGTCGATATTTTCTTTGATTGAGACGAACATCACCCCGTGCTCCTCCAGGAGCGAGTAAATGTTCGCAAAGTCCCGGACGTCCCTGGAAAGACGATCCAGCTGATAAACCACCAGGACATCGCAGAAGCCATTCTTTATAAAGGACAACATACGCTGCAGATCCGGACGCTGGGTGTTCGCACCGGTGAAGTCCTCATCAGAGAACTGCTGCCAGGAATCCACCTGGCCGGAGAACTTCGTGTCGCAGTATTCCCGGCTCATTCGAAACTGATTATCGATTGAATCTGATTTATCGGAAAATACGGATTTTCGTCCGTAGGAAAAGAACCTCATCGTCCCACCTCCCAAAAAAGAGTATAAAAAATAAACCCTTGCGGATTTATCGGAAACGCTGTAAAATTTATTCGTAGAGTTTACAGCTTCCGCAAGGAAGAACAGGTCGCCAGGTGTTCGCAGCACCGGGCGATTTTTTATTTTGCCATCTTAGCCAAAGGCGTGCAGACCTTCACATATGCGTCGGCGCTGATCTGGCCAGTTTCATACAGAGAGCGATATCGCTCAAGCTCGGCAGCGGGGTCGAATGATCCGCTGCCTTTTCTGTATTTCGGTAAATTATCCAGGAAACCAAGCTCATCCGCCAAGCAGTAAATATGCTTGCACGGAAGATGCCGGATCCCGAAGTCAGCGCACGTGCATGTTTGAAGATCGCATTCATACGGATCGGCGGCAGAGCCAGCGATAACCATGGTCTGCTCGTCCGGATTAAATGACACAACCTTCTTTTTGAGTTTACGACCAGCCTCGATGCGCTTCACCTGTTCGAATTCAGAATGAAGCGATTCTGGCCAGGAACCAAAAATAACACCCATCACGCGTCCTCCTTAAGTTCTGTGGCGTTTCCACCATTGGAGAGAGACGATTCTGCCGCCGCTTTTTTCTGGAGCTCAAGCTGCTGCCGGTACGCCTCCACTTCCGCATCGATATCGATGTCAGGAATTGAAGAACCAGGAGTAGCGTCGGCGGTTCCAGAAACGCCAGAGTCTCCGATCGCAGAGCACACATCCATAATAAAATCAAACACATTGTCGCGCTCTTCGCGTTTTAGTTTCAAATATTTTTCAAGGAATATGTACTCGCCGTGGCTCAGGTTGAATTTATCAGCCAGAGAATCTAACTCGTCGCACGGTTCCGGGTTAAACATTTCACCGGTCCCATTTCGGAGCCATTCCTCATTGACATTAAATTCTTTACAAATAAGAGAGAGCACCGGAGCCGACGGATTGCGTCGTCCACTTTCATATCCAGTAATCGTATTCTGAACAGAACCAATTCTGGTAGCGAACGCCTCCTGCGTCAAATCAAGCGATTTTCTTACTTTTTTTATTCGATCGCCAATGTTCATTTTCTCACCTCCACACCTGAATTATAAGCTAAAAATAGCGCACTGTCAACAAAAAATCGCAAAGGCAACAAAAAAGTATTGACAGATACCGCGATGGCAATATATAATAATCGCAGAGACAACAAAACAACGCACCAAACGGAAGGAGGAAACACCATGGCAAAAGCTAAGAGATACACAGCCGAGCAGCTCAGCGACGCTGAGAAGATGGCAGCAACCCTCGCGAACGTTCCGGAGGAAAAGAGAACCCTCGTCATAATGATGACAAACTCATTCATGGCCGGAATGGAAGCACAGAAAGCCATTGACGATACAGCCAAAGCAGCAGCGCTGGCATAAACACAACTGAATAAAGATGGAGGAAGCATGACACCTCGGTAAAAACTGTCAGGTCTGGCGGAGCCGATGCAATAAATCCGCTCGGCGGATAACCGGAGCCTGCGGCCAACCGTCGTAATTGGGAGAGGTAGCGTGAGCCCAAGTAAAACAATGGCGGCTAGGAGGCAGATGAGAACACCAGGAGAGAGAACATCCGGAGCATGGACTGGTGGGTGCGCAATACACCCGGATGGCGGCGATGAAACAGACCGCACTGCAGGCAACAGCTATACGGCTACCCCACACAAAACTCAGGGAGCAAACAGCGACAGGTTCTTCTTCAACCTTATGGAGAACCTGTCACAGACTGCCGGGCCCAGCCAAGCCTAGAGAGCAATATAAACAGCTCCGGAAGTCAAGTACTAAATAAAAGAATTTGTAAGAAGGAAGTGAGTAAGATGCAGAGGTATCAGACAGAGGATGAACACCGGAAAGCAATGAGAGCTAAGATCAACAGAACGATAAAGAGAGGAAGACGCCGGAAACGAATCATCCGAAGATTGAAGAAGGCAGTGCCAGGCATCTGCATCGGAACATTGATGGTTATCGGAGCAGGATGGGTGATAGCAGCCCCGCTCCCCGATCCAACCACCTATGAGTACAGATTCCAGGCAGAGAACGGTCAGTGGTACACACCAGATGAGTACGACCAGATGTGCAGAGAAAGAGATGCATACCATAAGCGGGAGCAGGAGGAAGCACAGAAGCTGCATGACTAGGTCGTAGCATACCAGGAACAGTACCAGAAAGATCAGGAGGCAGAGTGGGAGCTTTATCAGAGCCAGACCAGACAGGGACTGATTCAGAGTATGGACTTTGATGCAAACGACGCCTACCTGCTAGAGAAGATCGCAATGGCCGAAGCTGAATCAGAGGACACCGAAGGCAAGGCGCTGGTCATGCTTGTGGTTCTGAACCGGGTATGGGATGCAAGATTCCCGGACACGATCGAAGAAGTGATCATGCAGGACGGAGCATTTACACCGGTGAGCAATGGCAGATATGACAAGGTGGAGCCGGATGCCGACTGCATGAAGGCAATGGAGCTGATCACAGTAGAACACTGGGATAAAAGCCAAGGAGCCCTCTACTTTGAAAAGGCCAGCGACGAAAGCACCTGGCATAGCAGGAACCTGCAGAAGTTATTCACACACGGAGCGCACACCTTCTACATAGAGAAAGAGTGAGGACAATGGGAATCAGAATGGAAGTCAAGCTGACGGATGGGTACCAGCAGCGCTTCACAAGTGCGTGCCTGGCTCAGATCGGAAGCAGAAAAGAGGTAACGAAGATTGAAAATGGCAATGAAGGACGGAAAGATCATGCTGATCGAGGTGGACAATACACAGATGGCAATCATAAAGTCCTGGAACTCAATGAAGTACGACCGGCGCAAAAACATGATGATCGGAGACTGCAGCAAGGAACTGCTGGACAAGCTCTCCAAAATCGTGAGACTGCCACCGGCCATAGAAAGCTACAGGCAGCGATTGGATGAAACACAGCGAGCCGTAGATAAGATGCGAGTCGAGAAGGGACCGGAGGCCCTGGTTAAATACCCGGTGCAAGGCAGCCTTTACGAGCATCAGGTAAGAGCAGCCAACATGGCGCTCCTGACGTTCGGCCTCGCGGATCCGAAGGAGGTACTGAAATGAAAGACGCAAGCATGTCGCTCGGAATTTACTTCGAGATAAAGGATTCAGGGTTATACGGAGGAGAAGGAACCACCGGATACGCGGCCACGATCGTGGAGATCTCGATCGAAGGACTGCAGAATGCTGACTTTGAGAAATACGCAGACAGCCAGCTAGAGGCGATGGCCAGCATGGCCAAGGTTCCGAAGGAAAAGGTGCGAATCATATCAAAAGACGAATATGAGGAAAACACCGAGGAAGAATAGGAGGCAACTATGACATACGATGAAATCATCGAACAGCTGGAGATCACCAAGAGCAAAATCAAAGAGATCGCCAGGAACGAATATGGTGGAGAGTCATGGAACGACGACCTGGATGCGTTGACAGAAGCAGCGGACATCGTCGCAGACTACAGCAAAGTAACAGCTCAGGCATCAGAGATGAGCCAGAAGTACGAACAGCCAGCAATGGCGGTCAGACGTGCAGCAGGGCTTTATACCTGCCCGCTTTGCGGCAAGAGAACACAGGTCGGCCACACGCACTGTCACTGGTGCGGAAAGAAGCTCTCCTGGGACAGAGAAGCATACGCAGACCGCGACTACCCGCATATGAGCGCGAAGGGAGGCAGAAGACGATGATCATACAGTTAGAGATTCCAAAGGAATTCGCAAAAGACTACGCAAACAATAGATTTGATGACTTCTTCAGAAGAGTCTATGCGGATATTGATAACGAAGGAATGTGCGGCAATTACGAAGGCGAAACAGCTCAGATGATGGCGCGTGCGTTCAAAGAATCGAGGTGCCTTGACTATGAGAAAACTCGTTGATGCACCCAGGAAAAAGAAGCAGTGGACCGAGAAAGATGAAGCCTACCTGCAGGATAAATGGGGCACGGTCTCCATCAAAGGGCTGTCCAAGGCTCTCGGCCGATCGGAGAATGCAATCATCGTCAGAGCGCAGCGGCTCGGATGCGGCGCACACCTGGAAAGCGACGTCCGGATCTCCCTGAACCAATTCATGCTCGCCCTTTACGGTGGAGCGCAAATGGGAGGCTACACCACCAACCGACTGATCCAGAACGGACTGCCAGTCAAATGGCACCGGGTAAAGAAGAACCGCTTCAGAGTGATCGACATCGAGGACTTCTGGAAGTGGGCCGAGAAGAATAAGAGTCTGCTGGACTTTTCGAGATTTGATAAGTACACGCTCGGAGCAGAGCCGGACTGGGTGGATGAAAAGCGCAAGGCAGATTATAAAAAGATGCAGCTTCACGGCCAACACAACGCAGCCTGGACAAAAGCAGAGGATGACAAGCTCCGGTACCTGCTGGAGAAGAACCGGTATACATACAGCGAGCTGGCGCAGGAACTCAGGCATTCAGAAGGAGCCGTCAAGCGCCGGATCCTGGACCTTGGGATCGAAACCCGGCCAGTTCGGTGCCCCCCCCGAAAATGGACAGAGGAAGAAGTGGAAACTTTGTGCAGCATGGTAGACGCAGGATACGACTTCACTCTGATCGCAGAAAAGCTGAACCGCACAGCACTGGCCACACGCGGTAAATTTGAAAGACTGCAGAACCCGGAATACAACAAGCGATACAATCGCGGCCAGAACCGGGACTATGAATACCAGGGAATCAGAAGCATAAGTGGAAAAGGCATCCTGAAAGACAGAAGGCTGATGGATGGCGTAGAGTTCCAGGAACTGCAGCCAGTGGAAGGAGAAAGAACATGTGGAAAATAAGAATTGAATACGACGACCACAGCAAGCTCACGCTTACTGGAAGACACAAGGACATACCGTATCGGCTCGCCGTTAAATATTCCAATCAATACGGAAACAGCCCGCACTGCATCAAGTGTGAGTACCAGCAATACCCGCTTAGTAAACACAAGGCAATGGATCTAACAGAGAAGATCGATGAGTTAGAAGAAGCGGAATATAACGAATAGGAGGAATAACAATGGCAGCCACCACGAATAAAGGCTTCGGTCTTTTATTTGAAATGGGATGCGGCAAGACCAGGACAGCAATCGCCATCGCAGGAGCCGCATACCAAAAAGGTGCGATCCAGAGAGTTCTGGTGATCGCACCAACGTCGGTCGTGTCGGTCTGGCCAAAAGAGATCGCAGAGGTCGCAGACTTCAAAGTGACCTGCAAGGCGCTCCTGGGAACGAAGCAGCAGAGAATCCGAATGATTGAAGACCTGCAGGCGTTCCCATTCAAAGCGCTCAAGGTCGCCGTGATCAACTACGAATCAACCTGGAGAGATGGACTGTTTGAGAAGCTCCAGGAGTACGACGCTGACCTGATTATATGCGATGAGAGCCAGCGAATCAAGACACACGACGCAGAGCAAAGCAAAGCAATACATAAGTTAGGAGACCAGGCGAGGTACAAGCTCATCCTCTCCGGAACACCGGTGCAGAATGATGCAATCGACATCTGGAGCCAGTACCGGTTCCTGGACGCTTCGATCTTCGGCCGGAACTTCTATCAATTCAGAAACCGGTACGCGATCATGGGAGGATTCAACCGGAAGCAGATCGTCGGATACAAAGACCTGGACGGTTTGATCCGAAAAGAGCACTCGATCGCATTTAGAATCACGAAGGAAGAAGCAATCGACCTGCCGGAGCAGACGTTCATCAAGAGGAAGGTCCAGCTCGGCAAAAAGGAAAAAGACCTATACAACCAGATCAAGCGAAGCAGCTATGCAGAGTTATCCAACGGAGACAAGATCACGGCCACAACCGTACTGACAAGGCTCCTGAGACTGCAGCAGCTGGCCGGAGGATTCCTTGTCACAGACGACAGTGACAAGCCGGAGCTCGTCAACACAGCGAAGCTGGATGCGCTCCAGGATATCATCGAGGACTACGTACTAGGTGCAGGAAAGAAACTGGTAATCTTCGCAAGATTCATTCCGGAAGTAACCGCCATCATGAAAATGATAGATAAGACCTTCCAGAGGACAGGAAAGAAGCAGGTGGCCATCTATGGAGCGATTAAGAAAGAAGACCGCGGACCGATCATCAAACAGTTTCAGGAAGATCCGGACACCGTGATCATCGTCGGACAGATCGATACCCTCGGCGTCGGAGTTACCCTGACAGCTGCAGATACATGCGTCTACTATTCGAAAAACTTCAACTACGCCACATACGAACAGAGCCTCTCCAGGATCCACCGAATCGGCCAGAGGAACACCTGCACATACATCGACCTGGAGACCGAAGGAACCGTGGATGAGATGATCAGCAAGGCACTGGCCAGAAAAGAAGACATGGCCAAGACGGTCGTGGATGACTGGCGCGCGTACTTTGAATAGGAGAATGACATGAAATTATTTGAAAAGATAAGGCGCTTCATCAGAGATGCAGACAGAGCGGTGACCGATGCGATCTGTGAACGCCTAGACAACACAGCAGAGAAACTCGAAAACTTCGCAAGGAACCTGGATCCTGAAGCATTCCAGGAATCAAAGATGCGCGAGTCCTGGGAAGGAAGACCGAAGACGGATCCAGAGACTGCCGCACGATTGACGCAGATGCCGGTCGCATCGATGGAAGATGTAATCGACCAGACAACAGAAGGAATGGTGAAGGTCGGAGTCAAGGCAGATGAAGCAGCGGACGCCATCAAATCAGCG